TGCTGTAGTTCCTGTTCCTAGTTGAGCTGTTGCTGATGCGAAATTTTGTGCCATAATTGTTTTTTCCTTTTGTTATACTATAAAGCGATTGCCATCGCAACCGCAAAACCTGCTGAAGCTGCTCCTATTGGAACTCCATCAGCATCTAAATAAACTGCTTTTTCTGAAGGTAAAGTACAAAAGACATCTAATGTATTTCCTACTCCAAAATTAATTTTTGCAGTAGTCCCTAAAGAATTATCTAATACTGTAGTTCTAGCCAAAGTGTCTGTTGCAGCGTCTGTAACTGTTCCTATACCAATTTCATAGTTTGCAGTTCCTTGTTCAAAAATAGTATAATACGTTGTATTAGTATCTCCTATTCCTGCTGCAAAAGTAGTAAAGCCAACTTGTGCTCCAGCTAAATCTAATGTGCCGGTTCCACCTGTTGTACTTGTTTCTTTTACTCTGTTGTCTATAACTAAAGCCATAATTTTTTCCTTAAGCCATACTTATAATAGCATTAGCCGGTGTACTTGCATCAGGGAACGCAATAGTGAAATCACCATTAGTTGCTGTCTTCGCTCCTAAAAAATCTAAAACTACTACTAGTCTATTTGCTAATCCATCAACCGTTGTACTATTGTAAATCGCTGCAAAAGATGCAGTGAAAGTTGCTGAAGTCCAAGTTACATTATCAAAGTCTACCGAAGCGACGGCCGTTGTACTTGCCACTGCTTGGTTTGCTAAAGTTTTAACAGAGTAGTTAGAACTACCTCCTGTACTTACTTCACCAGTTGCATCATAGACTGTACTAGCAGTTGAGTATGGATTAGTTACATACATAGATAGTTTAAAAGTATTTCCACCTGAAGCTAAATCATGTTGTCCTGAAAATAGTGCTCCTCTAAATGAAAACGGTATTATATTTGCCATATTTTTTTTTCTCCTAATTATTTATTACTTGATGGGTTTCTAGAATCGAGAACGGTACGAATAACGCCATCTTGATATTCGTCTCTGCGTCTACGACCTTGTTGTTCGATCGCATACGACATCAATGCTTTTTCGTAAGCTTGATTGTAGTATTGTATCATATCCTGTGGACCTTTCAAGTACCCATATGCATTTACTAGACATGCATATAAAAGTAAATCTTGGTATTTATTAGATAAATAAGTGCCTGCTGTAGCTGAAGTAATACTTTCCGGTTCTTTATTATAAGCTAGTGTTATTGCGTAAGTTTTATCAGGAGTTGGGGCTACTGCCCAAAATTCTTCATCCCAGTTAGCAAAATACTTTGGAATATCTACTGCGGAAGTTCCTGGAGTAGTATAGTATTCAGCCATAAAAGAAGTGTCTCTTTGTTCCAAATAAAACTGATTTCCATTTGAATCTGTTAATTGAACGTATCTTATAAATCTTAAATCTGAAGGAATAGTTACATATCTATTACCTATAATTAAACTTGATGTAGCATAAAATCTATCTGTGTCTGAATCTACTTCTCTATAAATTTTGTTTTCCCCATTAATAATAATAGGTTTTAAAATATCAGCAGTAAAAACATTGTCTCCTACTTCTGTATAATTTCTAATGTCTGTTTGTAAATCTGTTAAACTATATGCCATATTATCCGTTTATCACTTCTAAAGTTACAGGTCCAGCAGAAGCATTACTTCCACCTCCTGATATATTTCCTGTTCTACCACTACTTACACTAGTAATAAAGAAATAATTTTCAGGTGTTGTTAAAATTTCTGTTGGGTTGGAAGAAGGTGCAACTATAACAGAACCATCAGTTTGTTTTTGTCCTATAGTAATTGTAAATCCATTTGCATTATTTAAATCAGTTATATTATCAAAAGAAGGTATATCTGCAAAAGATTGTAAATTAGGAGTGTCAGGTCCACCAGAACCTACCGTGATAACTTGAGGTGTTCCTCTAAATCTAACTATATCACCGGTAGATCTTTGATGATCTTCTGAATAAATATTTACATAAGTTATTCCACCTGAGATAACTGAAGTGAAAGGATTTGGATTTAATAAAATTGAACTTACAACTGCAGCTGGTTGTGGTCTTGGATTCCATAAAGCTTGTGGATCAGATCCAACAGGTCTTGGAGAAAGTTGAGGTTGCTTTGATTCATATTCTGAAGTATGAACTAAAGAGCCATTCCATTCTCTAACCATTTCAGTATATGGAAATCTTAATCCAGATCTATCTGAAATTGCCCATGATCTTTTTCCTGAAGCAAATCCTGGCATTATACACCGCTCCCATAAAATGTTTGTGGAGAAATGAAACTAGATGTACCTTGATTGTCTGCATCTAATGCTCTTAACATTTCACTTTCATACCTTCTCTCAAGTTCCCCAGATCTATCTGGGGAAACTTTTTGACTTAAGTAATATGCAAGTCCAGACATCATGCATGGATAAAATCTATTTACCACATCTGAAGTATAATTATAAGAACCAACATCTTGAATTTTTGCTAAGTAATAAAAACAAAATTGAAAACTACTCGGTGTTGTTGTACTTGAATAACTTGCACTTGGTGTTGTATATAAAAAGATACTTGGATTTAATTTTCTATCTACGTAATATTGTGAAGGTGTACCTTGTGTTAATTTATTAGGTGTTTGTGAATAAGTTGATCTGTCAATTTTAGTAAGTGCTATATCTTGTGGGGTTGCGGGTGTAGAATTATTTCTATAGAAAGCTTCCAATACATCACTAATATCATTAGGAAAATTTTCTGTATCCGATGCAAAAGTGTATTCTGCTTGACCTTGAACTAAAGGAACTTTTGCAAGTTTTATTTTCCATAAATGAACACCTCTATTTTGCCATTCTTGAAATAATATATTTAAAGATCTTCTTGCAGATCTTAATTGGTATCCTGTTCTAGTACCAAGTACCCCTGTTCTTTCATAAGCTTCTTCTATAATCTCATCTATTTGAGGATTGAAAGAAGTAGTTTCTGAAGTAGGTGAAATTGTTTGAGCGGTATTACCCATGCCTGCAGTCGTTGCAGAGTAGTAAAATAATACCGGAGCGCCGACAGTTCTTACCGGAGCTACAATAATTGTAATTAAAGCTCCTGTTGTTCCTGCAGTTCCAGTTACCGTTACACCATTAGTATAATTGACACCACCTGCTGTATTTGTTCCATCTTTTGTAGATGAAAATAATAACTGATTAGAAGCATTACTTGAATCAGAAGTATCGAAGATGTAAGTGTTACCCTCCTGTAAATATAAAACAGGACTTACTTCACCATTAATGAAAAATTTATTAGTCCCTGCACCAAAAGCATTCTGACCAGTGGCAACGGTGACTGTGTAAGTAATAGTCGCCATTTATAAACCTTATCCGCCGGTAATAGTTAGTGTAACGCTTCCACCTGTTCCAGCTAAATTGTAAGCAATTCCTTGGTCACATAAAATTCCTGAACCGGGAACATAAACTTCTAATCCCTCTGTTCCAAATTTATATGTTGCTACTAAATTTCCTGCCGCTGCATCTCCTACTACTGCAACATTATATATATTTAAAGTAGAAGCTGCTACTCCATATCCTTGAATAGAAGTAATTCTAGTTCTACCAACTCTTGATTGAGTGTTTGTTCCTATAACCGCAAGGTTAAGGGTTGTTTGGTCGCTTGAAAATGATCCGCCGCCTGACATATGTTTTCTCCTTTTAAATTTTATATGTGGGGCCGAAGCCCCACACTAATTAGTTATTAAACGTTAGCTGCTTTATCTTGCAAATAGTTTGCTTGAACATACGTAAATGTAATAGACACTTGACCTGTTGTTGCAGTAGTTCCTACAGCTATAAGTGTAGCTGTAATTTGTGTATCTGCATCAACTCTGTCAGCTGAATCTAAAGATCCAGTAGCTAATAAAGTAGTTTCTCCTAAAGTTTTAACGTCAGTTGCTGCAACATAAAATGCTGCGCTTCCAGTTTTTCCAACTGAAACAGTTGCTGTAGTACCTTGGTTACTTACTACTGCACATCTAATTGTAGCTGTAAGTAGTTGTGAACTTTTTGGTAATACACCTACGTCGTAAGTAGTTGTTCCAGCTGCGACTGCTGCATCAATCAAAATTGATTGAGACATTACAACTTGACCAACGTTTGCAACGTTAGTTCCAACTGTGTATCCTGTAGTGTTTGAAATCGTTCCCGCTTTAATAGGTCCCGAAAAAGTAGTTGTTGCCATAATTATATTCTCCTAGTTAATTGGAAGCCGTCTCTAGGCCGTCGACTATACGCGTCGGTTTCCAAATTAATTTATGTATAGTGCAGTTATTATATGTTATTTTTGAATAGAGTGCAAGAGATCCTAAGGTATTTATGCATTTCAGCGATGTAGCTTTTGTCTAAGTAGCTACGGAAACTTGTGGAGCAGAACCTTCAATATTGTTCTGTAAGTGAGATA